GTAGGAGATAGAAGAGGAGGGGGACTTAATTGTCCCCCTCTTTTTTTATTTCCCACGGCTTGCCATCAGGCAAGCCTTTCCCTCCCACCACCCCTCAACCCTATCAGTTACTGGTAAAAAAGAAAGGCGTGTCGTTACCAAGTAATCTTGGTCACGACTGGTATCCTACTGGAATGAATGAACTTCCTCCGCACCGCTCGTTTAGCCAGCTATCCACCTGGCAGTCCTGCCCTCAGAAATATTATCTGAGTAAGGTCGCCATGGTTCCAGAGAAACCAGCAGTGTATCTTGCTGCTGGCTCCGCCGTCCATTCAATGTTGGAGTGGTTAAACCATGAGCTCTACAGACAATCCAGACCCGACACAACTAATTGATCAGCGAGGTGTACCCAGCAATGAGTGCATCAACTGCGGATCAAACGTTCAAGTAATACGAGCAATCTTTTCAGACTACGAACTAGTCATGTGGTTCTTAGACTCCTTCTGCGCCCAATGTGGGTCACCGATGACAGCCCCTACACCTATAGACCACCCAGATTGGAACCCCGATGACTATCGATTTGACTTCTAAATGGTTAGAGGTATTTAATGATGCTGTTCTGGAAACAGAACAGAAGACTGGTATTCCCTCTACGGAGTGGAAGACAGCAGGACGCAAGACCACCTTACGTCCTGATGGGGAAGATCTGCCCTTTTGGCAGAGCGATGGACTCAAGCAGGTTGAGGCGTACTATAACTGGTACGAACAATCTGGTTGGAAAATTGCAACAATGCCTGATGGTCGTCCTGGAATTGAATGGGCTGCTGATGTATTCTTCGGGGGTACACCAGTGCGTATGGTTGTTGATGCGATCTACCAAGTAGGGGAAGACTTGGTTATCGTTGACTACAAGACAGGTTCCAGGACACCATTCGGTGCAATCCAAGCAGGTCTCTATGCCTCTGGTATTGAACGTATTTACGGCATCCGCCCTAAGTGGGGAGCCTTCTTCATGACTCGCAAAGGCGAGCTCGATGAATTGATTGACCTATCACATCTGTCAATGGAATATTTTGATTATGTATTTGGCGCGATGAACGCTTCCGTCTGGGAAGGTTGGTTCCCGCCATCAGTTGGTGACTCATGCAGGATGTGCAGTTTTACGGCACAATGTCCTGCAATGGGTGGCAAAGATTTCCCATTACAAATCCAGGGAAAAAGAAAAGGAGATGAACTAGATGACTGAATCTATGTTCTCGTATACAGGCAAGCTAAACTCAACTGATCTATTTACCGTTCGTGGTAATAGTGTTAGCGAGTTCAGTGCAAATCTAACAGCAGCAGTAGAAGCAATTGCTTCCGCTACTGCGCTACAGCAATCACTTAACAACCGCTCAGGTGGTGCGTCAGGTGGTGCATTTGCTGCTTCAGCAGCAGCAGTGCAAGTGCTACAAGATGCTGGTCTCAATCCAACTCCAGTTGCAGCAGGCACATCCGCTGCAGCAATTGAAGTAATTATGGATCGCTACGGTAATGAATGGACATATGGACATCCAGATGCTCCAGCATTACCAGATGGTCGTGGTAAGTATGCAAAGAAGAAGGGTACTTCCAAGGCTGGCAAGGCTTATGTTGGTTGGTTTGACCCAGCCAAGGGACCAAAGCCTTTCACTCCAGGTGCAGTAGAAGCAGAAACAATCTGGGCTAAGTAACTATGCGTTCACTGTTGCAGGTAGTGGGGGTTGAATCTCCTGTCGGGCATATGCTCCCAGAGATTCTTCCTCAACTTACTCAATCACAGGTAGTGTTTCGTCAAGCGCAATTGCATTTGATAGCAGCACAACCTGGTGGTGGTAAGACACTACTTGCACTGTGGTACGCAATTAATTCTAAAGTTCCTTCGCTCTACTTTTCAGCTGACTCCGACTCCCGAACAATAGCCACTCGTGCAGGGGCAATCCTTATGGAGAGAGAAGTAGCACAAGTTGAGAAGATGATGGACTCTGAGGCGTCAGTCCTTTTGGAAGACGCACTCGCTGATGGTGCAGGGCATGTTCGATTCAACTTTGATCCGTCGCCTTCGTTAGAAGATATCGAAGAAGAAATAGAAGCTTGGATAGAACTGCACGGCTCTGCACCACAAGCAATCTTTGTAGACAACTTAATGAATGTCGCTTCAACAAGCGACAATGAATGGACTGCATTGCGTGATGCAATGTCAGCGTTCCACTATATGGCTCGTGAATACGAGTCAGCATTTATCGTTCTGCACCATGTATCCGAGAACGAGAAGATGTCAAAGCCTAACTATCCAGCTCCACGTAAAGCGTTGATGGGTAAAGTTGCAGCGTTACCAGAGTTGGTTCTTAGTGTTGCACTAGACGGACAGGCAAACGCTTACCGCGTTGCTGTAGTGAAGAACCGACATGGTAAGGCTGACCCAACAGCAGAGATTTACATCTCGCTGTCAGCGGAGGCAAGCCATATGACTTTGTATAACTCACCTGCCGAGTTACAAAGAGCAAGGACGATGCGACAATGGCAGTAGATATTGAGTTAACCCTAGATGAGATCATGGATGCGCTTCGCTTCATCCACCTAGTGAGAGAAAACAAAAAACAATATGAAGTTGTGGATAAAAAGTTTGACAAAAACAATTCATCGTATTCGGTTAATCTTATGGGTCAGCTGGGTGAGATGGCGTGTGGCAAAGGACTTGGGCTACAAGTGGACAGATCGATTTCGCCGAGTGGTGATAGTGGACACGACTTATCTACACCACTGGGAAAAAATATACAAGTCAAGACATCGACATTAGATAAATTAATCTTTAATGCACCAGAGTTATTTGTATCTGACTATGCAGTATTGGTGCAGTTCTTTGGCGATAAACAATTGCCACATGTAGATAGTAAATTCTCAATACTTGGTTGGACGACACGAGAATTATTTCTTGCAAATCATTACAAGCATGACTATGGTTACGGAACTCGATTAGTCATGGATGCTAATCAACTACAACCAATAGAGGTGCTAATCAATGAGATACCCAGACTTTAGTGATGCATTATGCAAAGAGATTGGCACAGAATTTTTTTATCCAGAAGATGATCTAAGTATTATTCCGATAGCAAAAAAGATTTGTAGTAATTGTCCAGTGATTAAAGAATGTTTGGAGTGGGGTATGCGTCACGAAGCTTTTGGTATCTGGGGTGGCACAGTTCCTCGCGTTAGAATGCAGATGCGTAGACAACTTGGTATTCAATTAGAATCTATCCTTAGCTCGGACTATGTATGACAACACCAAGCAAACGCAAAGGCTCACAGTATGAGCGAGACGTAGTTAAGTGGCTAGTCTCTTATGGTTTTCCATGCGCTGAACGTGCGTATGGTGCAGGTCGTCACGACGACGTTGGTGATATTGATGGCATCGATGGCGTAGTGATAGAATGTAAGAACGAAAAGAAGATCACTCTCAGTGGCTATCTGCAGGAGCTCTCAGATGAGATGACTCATGCTGATGCTGAGACTGGCGTGGTGCTAATAAAAAAGCGTGGCACTACAAATGTCTCAGAGTCATACGCGGTAATGCCCGCATGGCTCTGGGCTGATCTGCTAAAACAGGCAGGTTACAATGGACATAGGTAGCACAGTGACAGTGCGTTACCAACTGAAAAGAGGTAACTATGCGGTTGATTGCATTAACCGTAGCAACGGCGACATTTATTTTAATGTCACCAGCGGAAGCAAACTCTCCAATGATGACCTTGGAAAAACGCCTCATGGTGTTGGACAAGGAACCAGCGATAGAGCTTGCGATAAGCACAGTAACAAAGGACAAACAAGAGGCAGCTTGTGCGAAGAAGATTGCGTACAAGGAAAGCCGATACAACGTAGGCTCCTACAACAAATCGAGTGGAGCACGTGGAGTATGGCAACTACTGTGGGGAAAACCCGAGTGGTCCATACTGAAACAAACATCAGAAGCACACAAGTATGTGCTTCATCGTTACGGAACTTGGTGCAAGGCGTTCGAGTTCCATCAAGAAAGGAATTGGTATTAAATGAACCAGCCTGAATTTCTTGAAGCAGTGTTTAATCATTATGGTTTAACCTTGCCACAAGGGGAGAAGTCTATTCTCTGTCCAGTGCATGATGATTCACGCAAGTCTGCTTCAGTAAATTCAGATAAGGGCGTCTGGGTATGTTATGCATGTAGTGCTGGTGGTTCTGGTATACAGATCATCATGGCTCGTGAGAAGTTAACATACCCAGAGGCTCGTTCATGGGCTGAAAAAAATATTGGGAAAGAATCTTCTACTCCGATTGTTCACAATCGTCGCAGTAAGAAGAGTGGGCGGTGGACCCCACCAAGGCTTCGATCTAAATGACTACGATCATTGGTATCCAGCAAGACAACGGCTGCATTCTTGCAGCCGATTCACGCACCACTGCAATGAACAGACCATACTCACATCCAATTGTTACTAAGATTAGCAAGCGGGGTAAGTGGTTAATTGCTGGTGCTGGTGATGTGCAGCCATGTGATGTGATACAACATGTATGGAAACCACCTGCAATCCCAGCTAACATTAAAGATGTTTATCACTTTATGATTACAACTGTTGCTCCAAGCATGAGAGATTGCATTAAGGAGTCTGGCTATGTGCCAGACAAAGATGATCCAGATGCTGGGTTTGAATTCATACTTGCAATCAATGGCACGATCTATCAGGTAGATGATTCTTATTCTGTATACTTACGTGACGATGGGCTCTATGGCGTAGGGTCAGGGTCAAGCTTTGCACTAGGCGCACTAGCAGGTGGCGCAACATGGAAGCAAGCAATGCAGATTGCTGCTCGCAATGACGTATACACTGCACCTCCATTCATTACACACAGGCAGGAGAAAGTATGAAGACTAATCCCAAGC